AACCGCGAGGCCGACCGCATCGCCGGCAATCCCAAGCCCTCCAAGTCCAATGGCAAAGCCAAGCGCAAGCGGAAGTGAGGCCAACCTCACTCTGGCCGTCCTGATCCTGACGGTCGTCTCTGGCGTGACGGCTCTCAGCTGCGCGCTTACCTCCTCGTTCGTGCTCGACCAATTGCACAACACTGAGGCGCTTGCCCTGATCGTCGTCGATGGGTCCAGCATCAAGTCCGACTCTGAGTCCCTGGAGCGGAACCTTTCTTGGGCGACGCTGGCTCTGAAGTCCGTCCGCGACCTTGGCTGGGCCTTGGCCGTGGGGTGCCTAGGGGTGGGGTTGGCGGTCTTCTTACGCTCCCGCCGTCAAAAGGCTTCCTAGGGCAAGCCAGAGGGGTCTAATACCCCTTGACGGACGGACACCTAGGGGCATAGTCAACTCAGTCGGGTAGGGGTACGTTCGTTCATGGCGGGCCCCGATGACCCGAGGGACACGAATTGCCCTGACCCCTTTAATGGGGTCACAGGGTATTTGCGTAAACAACCTTGACGAATGCATTTCAGTCGGGCAAGGTGCTTACCTCCACCAATGACCAAACTCCTCGCCATCCTCTTCTGGGCCACGCTCGCCGCGTTCGCCCTCGCCACCTTCCTCGACCCGGAGTTCCCGGGCATCTTGGAAATCCTGAACAACTTCTAATCTCCACCCACACCCAAACAAAAATACCATGCCTAAAGAAGCAGACATCACCACGATCACCATCGCCGGACGCCCGATCAGGCTCAAGCGACCCATGCAGTCCTGGGCGGCCAGCAAACTGGAACAGACGTTCCCGCAGCTGAACGCACTGAACGAAGCCGGCAAGACTCAGGGCGACGCCGCCGCCGCGCTGGGCGTCTCGCTCAACTCCGTTCGCAACTGGGCCGCCAACACCGGCCTCGAGTGGAAGAACATCGACCGCCGCGGTCCTTACAAGCGCATCAAGTAATGCCTGACCCTCTCGCCCACTCCCCCGACATGATCACAACCATCCGACCGAACAAGATGCCCACCCTCTGGTGGCTCGTCCCTTGGGCTTACGCCCGCACCCTGCACATAAGCGCCAACGCCCTCAAGGCTTACGCTGACCGCCTCGAGGATATGCTCGACCTCCAGAGTCGCACCATCAAGCGACAGGCTGCCGACATCAAACTGCTACAGGCCCGCGTCCGCGATCAGGACGACGCCATCATAAAGGGCACGGCCATCACCCCAGACGCTTATCCCCATGAGTAGTTTCCAGCACCTCGAAGGTATGCGTAACCTCATCCTCGAAATCTACGAGGTCAACGAACGCATCATGACCGGGGACATCTGCTCCGCCAAGTCGGCCATCGCGTCGACCAACGTTAAGAAGATTCTGAACCACTACCACGAAGCCCTGCACGAAGACGGCGCCGTCAAGGTATCGCTCCAGGCTTACGTCGCGGCGGGTGGATGGGTCGGCATCCAATACTCCTATGAGCTCGACGGCTTCGAGGTCGCCGGATCACAAGTCCCGAGACGCGTATGAAACCCGTCCCTCTAGAGGTAACTATGATGAAGCGCATCGGCGAACTGAAGGCGGAGAACGACCGCCTCAAGGCCGAGGTCGAGCGGCTGACCAAGGCAGGGGATTTGCTTGCTGTTCATTACACCGCTTTAAGCAAATGCGTTACACAAAACGATGCTAAGTCGGGTAGCATAAATGATTGGACATCCGTTATTGACTGGAACGCCGCCAAGGAGGGCAAGCCCCGTGCATAAGCCCATGCGCCCTTTCTCTATTGTCGCCCTGTTCCTGCTCGGCTTCAACTCAGCTGCGGCCTCCGACGCCACCCTCCTTGAGGCCATCGCTCAGGTCGAGTCCGGCCAGAACCGTAAAGCCATCGGCAAGGCCGGTGAGCGGGGAATGTATCAGGTAGGAAAGGCCGCGTGGTCCGATGCCTGTGCCCTGCTGGAGTCCGAGAAGCACTTCCATTATCAGTGGTCCCAGTGGCGCAACGTCACCGCTCAGGACATGATCGCGGCGGCACACCTCCGCATACTCCGCAAGCGCTTCAAGGCTGACGGCTACTCGACCCCCACCCCTGAGCAACTGGCCGTGGCTTGGAATCGTGGGTACGAAGGCGCCAAGTCCTACCACTTCGCCCCGAACGATTACGCCACCCGAGTCGGGAATTTATTCCGCTCGCAAAAGGTTTTGACCCGTTGAAAGTTTCGACATGGCGCATCTGATTGTCTGCATCGACCCCGGCCAGAGCGGCGGCATCTGCTGGTCTGTCGACGGTGAGCCGGTCACCTGCGAGAAGATGCCCGGCACCGATGTCGAGGTCTGCCAACTGATCGCCGACCTGAGCTCGAAGGCCAAGGACGTTGAACTCTTTCTCGAAGAGCCTAGCACCGCCGGCTACGGTCCTCTCATCCCCGCTGCCGCCATCGCTCGACTCGCCCAGAATTACGGCATGATCTACGGCGCCGCCGTCGCTATGGGTTTTATCATTCACCGCGTGAAGCCCCAAGCGTGGCAAGCCGCTCACTCCCTGGGCAAGAAGAAGGACCACGGCAAAGGCTGGAAGGCTCATCTCCGTGCCCGGGCTCAAGAGCTCTTCCCCACGCAGTCGGTCACTCTCTGGTCTGCCGATGCCCTGCTAATCTTCGACGCGGCAACGCGCCGTGCAATTAACTGAGTTTACATAACTCGACCAAACCCTCCCTTTTGTAACCTTACCAACCTATGAAAAAGAACCTCCCCACTTCCACCGCCGAGATCCGCGTCATCCCGAAGACGCAGTACATTCTGCTTCCCGACAACAAGGTCGCCCGCTTGCTGACGCCCACCGTCCGCCCCTCCGGCGATAACTACAACCTCCGCATCGACGGTCGCACCCGCCAGTTCACGCTAGACGCTATCAAGGCCATCATCGACGGCGCTGACCCGGCCACAGTCGGCAACAAGTAATCTCCCACCATGAGCACCACGCCCAACAAAACCCAGTCCGCCACCGCCTCACTCGTCGCCGCGCTTGCCGCCCTCGACAACGTGAAGGCCAACAAGATCGTGAAGGCTAACTTCACCGCCAAGTACGTGTCCCTCGACGCGCTGCTCGACGCCGTGAAGCCCGTCTTGCTCGACCACGACCTCGCCCTCATACAGACGCTCGTAAGCCAGGAGGGCAAGGTCGGCGTCTCGACCGCCTTCCTGCATGTCTCCGGCGAGCGCTTTGACTTCGGCACACTGCTGATGAAAGCCGAAGGCCTGACCGCCCAACAAGTCGGCGGCCTGATCACCTACGCCCGAAGGATGTCCATCAGCACGGCCTGCGGCATATCGGTCGACCTAGACGACGATGGCGCCGCGGCCTCTGGCTTGCGTTCTGCGACCATTTCTAACGTTGGCCCTGCCTTCTCCCCCCCCCCTCGCCCCCTGACCAAATGAGCGACCCCAAGCCCTTCGACCCCTTCGACCCCATCTCTGCCGCGATGGGTGCCATGCACGGCCAGAACCTCCTCGCGGCTAAGGACGCCCGCATCAAGCAGCTCGAGGAACGCCTCGAAGGTATGCGCGAGGCCGGTGACGAACTCTGGTACTGCGTCCGCCACGCCCAACGCATCGACGCCGACGCCCTGATTGAGGCTATCGAGGAATGGCAGGAAGCCCGCAACCATGCCTGACATCCCCGCCGGCATCGAACGCATCGCCCGCACCGTCAAAGGCCAGTACGCCCTGCTCCTGCTCCTAGATGGATACCCCTACGTTGAGATGACCGCCCGCAAGCAAGCCGACTACCTCTCCGACCTAGGACTCTGGAAGCGCAAGACCCACCCGTCCCTGGCACGATCACAAGTCCGCTTCTTTACGCTCGCTCCCAGTGGAGAACTAAAAGAACTTACCTTCACCCGATGACCAATCGCGAATACCTGAGGAACATCCTCACTCAGCTCGGTGGCGAAGTCGCCGCCCTACGTCCGACCCCCGATGATTCTCACCGCCTTGCCGGTGACGACCTGTATCATCTGCAACTCGCCATCAATGAGGCCGCTGCCGAACTCGAGCGCCTGAGCGCCGACGACATCGAAGAGGCCTATCACATCAAACCGATCTACGACCGACTGAAGGCCGTGGTCGCTCATGAGCGCGTCCTCCGCAATCAGCTCGACCGCGTGGCCCTCGCCGCCGACAACGCCATCGACCTCTGCAACCTCCTTTCAGCGCACGTCGAAGAGCACAACCCAAGCGAAGACGACGCCGCCCTCTAATTTCCCACCACCATGCCACAAATCCACGACAGAAAAGAATACCGCGCCTTTCCAGCGCTTAACCAGTCAGCCGCAAAACATCTCCTGGTCAGTGCCTCGCACTATCAGGCCTACATCAACACGCCACACGAAGAGACCAAGGCCTTGCGCTTCGGCACCTTCGTTCACTCGGCAGTCCTCGAGCCCCACACCTTGGACGACCTTTATGCGACCGCCCCTGACGTGGATCGCCGCACTAAGGACGGCAAGGAACAGTGGGCCGCCTTCGCCACGGCCAACGTCGGCAAGACTATCCTCGACGCGGAAGAGTCCGCTACCGGGCACCTCGTCGCTTCGTTCGCCCGCCTCGCGCTCAAGAATCACGGCGTGAAGTTCGACGAGACCGAAGTCATGTACCACGTCGACTATAACGGTATCCCGCTCAAGGCCGCCATCGACGGCGTGGCCGGTGACTACCTCTGGGACATCAAGACGACCGACGATGCTTCAGCTGCCGGCATGCTCAAGGCCGTACGCAATTACCGCTACAACCTTCAGGCCTATTGGTACCGCGTCGTCTACGAGCTCGCGACAGGCCGACGCCCCCTCGGCTTCCGATTCCTCTTCGTCGAGAAGGAACCGCCCTATGCGACCGCCGTCTGCGAGATCGGGCCAGAGCTGATGTCCTGGGCAGTCGCCGATTTCGAGAAGGCCGTGAACCTCTACCGCGAGTGCAGCGCCTCGGGCGTCTGGCCCGCCTACCCAGACGACGTGCAGGTCATCGACGTCAAGAGCACGACCACCGCAACCCCTATCACCTTCGCCTAACATGGAACCCACAAACGAACGCACCCCGCTGACGAACATCTCGACCAACGGAACTTATAAACTGAAACTCATCCGACCCAAAGGAACCGACAAGGTCAAGGTCTGGGAGGACGGCACCTGCTCCGCCCGCCTCTTCTTCGTCGACGACAAGGGCTTCTGCCTGTCCAAGAACTTCTCCAGCAAGTACGGCAAAGCCCTGGCTATGCTCGTCGGCAAGTTCTCCGGCAAGTTCACGAACGAGATCAGGCTCGACGCAACGCCGGCAGAGTATCTGGAATACATCGCACCTGCCTGCGGCCAGACCATCCTTGTCGGCGTGGAGTGCGAAGCCAATGGCGAGTACAACGGCAAGCCCCAGTACAAGTACAAGCTGACGTACCCGAAGGGCAGCCAGAAGCCGACCGTTGCAAACGACCTGCCGAACCCCGAAGACGTCCCCTATTAATGAGCAACCGCCTCAAGATGCGTCAGGCCCTGGTCGAAGCGCTGCTCAAGGCGCCTGACCTCAACCTCCGCCGGGTTCGCCGGCGCATACGCATGTCCGCAAGACAGACGCGTCTCGCTTCCCGCGAGGCCAAGGCCATCCGCAAAGCCAACGCCTCCGAATGACCACCATGGCCGCCCCGACCCTTGTACTGATCTGCGGATATGCAAGGGCCGGGAAGGACACCCTAGCCTCGGGCATCTTAGAATGGGCGACAAGGCCTTCGCGTAAGCAGAACTTCGCCGACCACCTAAAGGACGCGGCCAATGACTATCTCATGTCGCTCAACCTCGAGGGCGACTTTCACAATGAACCCTTCAAGGTTAAGAACCGCGACTTCCTAGTCGCCGCTGGTCGACTTGCCCGGTCAATTGATAAGGACATCTTCGCCAAAAACCTTGCCTACTATTGCCCGATCCAGATGACGCCAGGGGAACAGGCGCCGGAGACGGTCATCTGCTCAGACTGGAGGTATGGAAACGAGCTGGTCGTGTGTCAGGAAATTTTGCACGACCTCGGCTGGAAGGTCCGCACGGTCTACGTCTCGACCGCCGGCATCGGCCCCGCGAACAACGAAGAGCTCGACAGCATCCTCGACATCCGCGAGCGCCATTGCTTTGACCTGGAGCTGACCTTCGCCCCTAACTCCCGCAATGCTATCATGCAGGAAGGGCGATATATCGCGAAGACATGGCGACTCTGATCATGGAGAAAGAGCTGTCACTCGAGGAGCGTATCCAGTGGGCTCGCCGTGCAGGTCTTAGCCAGGAGCGAATCGACTTTCTCCTATCGTGCCCGAAGTACACCCGGGCAGGACGTGACGGACGTGACCCGATCATCAAGGCCGAGAACCCCAATCACCATCTCCAGAAGCTGGGCGACTGCTGGTGGCTGCGCATCCGCCGGCGCAAGACCGACATCCTCCACAACCTAGGCAAAGACCTCGACACCGCCCGCCGGCACCGCGACGAGATGCTCACCGCTTACGACTTAGGCCTACCCATCCCTCACCTAACAAAATAATGAGTATCATCCGCTGGATAGCCGCCGGGGACAATCACGGGCATCACGTCTGCAAAGAGACTGAAGAAGCCCTCGCCGTTCACATCGGCCGCTGGAAACCTACGCTGCGCATCGCCCTCGGAGACTGCTTTGACTTTGGGGCGTGGCGTAAAGGCGCCTCGACCGAAGACCAGGAGGAAGGCATCGAAGCCGACCTCAAGGCCGGCAATCACTTCATCCGCAAGGTGCTCAAGCCGACCATCTTCATGCAGGGCAATCACGACATCCGCGCCGAGGAACAGATGCTCTCGCGCAACGGTGACCGGGCAGACAACGCCCGCCGTGCCGTGCAGTCCTACACTGACTCGCTCCAGGCTATCGACTGCCGCGAGATCCACCGCTACTCGGTCAAGGGCAAGAGCTCGAAGGACGTGAACCGCTTCCGCGTCGGCAAACTCACCGGCACCCACGGCTTCAAGACTGGCGTCACGGCCACCCGCGAGACGGCCCGCACCCTAGGCCGCCCAGGGGATGTCGTCATCCATGGACACACCCATGACTTCGCCCTCTGCACGATTGAGCACCTCGAGGCCAACATCGTCGGCGTCTCAGGGATGTGCCTGATGGACATCAATAAGGCCGACTACGCCCTCCGGCGCCTAGCCACGACCAAGTGGTGCAACGGCTGGCTCCATGGGGTCATCGACGAGAAGAGCGGCGACTGCAAGGTCTGGACCGCCCACCGCTTTCAAGGCAAGTTCATCTGCTCGACCGCTTACGACCTGATCTGATGCGCGTCGCCGACTTCATTAAGGCCGTCGTCAAAGCAAAGCCTATGCACGTAGACCGTGCACAACCTGCCGACCTAGCCGGCTGGATCAGAACCAAAGACCTGCTGCCCCTTATCGGCGTAACGACCTTAGCCGGCATTCGCACGCCCCTTGAACGCATCGTCAAGGCTGGCTTCGCGGAGGTTAAACTTATTACAAAGACAAACCTAGCCTACCGCCTGTCGAAAAAGTTTAAGACCTGGGACGCAGCGCACACGGCCGCCATCGAGCTCGAGCGCTTCAAGGCTCCCGCCGGCTGGGTCACGCTCACGCAGTACGCTCGCAAGAATCGTCGCACTGTTCGCGGCATCCAGTACCGCGTCGACGGCATGGACATCGACACCCGCGTTTACAAAACGCCCCGCCCAGTCCCGCACTACCGACGCACCGACCTCGACCGCTTATTGCGCGTCCGTTAAAACATTTGACGCAGGGCATCCACGCCCCCACACCTCCACCCCTCTCTTCCCATGATCCCGCCGAATAATGTCGCCGCGGAACGCCACCTCCTCGGCGTCCTGCTCCGTGATGCGCTCCCCTTCCCGCCTGACCTCAAGGCCTCCGACTTCTTTGATGGTACGCATGCCGACATCGTCGGAGCCATGCTCTCCCTCGCCGTCGATGGCATACGCGCCGACGAACTGACCGTCACCCAGAAGCTGCGCGAGATGAAGTCGCCGGTCGAAGCCGGCACGGTCTCGCTTCTCTCAACTGACGCCGGGGTTTCCGAATACCGTCAAGAGCACGTCGACCTGATTGCAAGCGCTGCCCTTCTCCGTCAGGCCTCGGACGCCGCCGCCAACGCGACAGACCCTGACGCCCTGCTCGACCATTATGCCCGACTGGCAGAGCAGCGCAAGGCCACCAAGCGCGAGAAGGACATCGGCGAATGGTTCGACCTCGACGCCCTAGACACCTTCAACCCGCTCGACGACAAGACCGTGCTCGTCGGCAAGTCCCGCCGCTGGCTCTGCGAAGGTTACGCGGTCTCCATCGTCGGCTTCTCCGGCACCGGCAAGTCCTCCCTTATGATGCAGATCGCGACAGCCTGGGCACTCGGGCAGTCCGTCTTCGGTCTGGCTCCCGTGCGTCCCCTACGCACATTGATTTTGCAGGCCGAGAACGACGGCGGGGACATTGCGGAATCTTGGCAGGGCTCGACCTGTAAGATGACCGAAAGCGAGAAGACCAGGCTAAAGCAGAACATCGCCATTGTGCGCGACACGAAGCACATCGGCGGCGCCTTCCCTGAGTTCCTCGAGGCCCTCATCGTTCGCCATCAGGCCGAGGTGGTCTGGATTGACCCTCTTCTCGCGTATGCCGGATTTGACATCGCCGACCAGTCCCTGACGACCGAATGGCTACGCACTCAGGTCGACCCTGTCCTCAAGCGCACGAAGGCCGCTATGATCTACATGCACCACACCACGAAGCCTAAGTCGGCCGACGACCTAGACAGCATGACGCCATCTCAGCTCGCGTACCTAGGGGCAGGGAGCGCAGAGTGGGTAAATTATTCAAGGGACGCGGGATTTTTGTACCGCACCAAGGGCGAACCTGCCCGGTACAAGTTCGGCTTCTCGAAGCGAGCCTCCCGCTGCGGACTCGAAGATGTTGACGGCCAGCGCTCAAAGTCAGGCTTCATCTACCTGCAGCACTCCCCCGAGGATAAAGTCCTCCGCTGGGAGCATGCCCCATCAGGTACCGAGACCGCCCCCCAGCATACCGATTCCAGACCCGCCAAGGGGTCTAGGAGCCGTCCTGACTACGTCTGAGGGTACTGACCCCCTCCCGACCCTTTAGACCCCCCTCCCCTCCTCTAATCATGACCTCATCGCCACGGTATGCAACTCCGTCTCCCACAGGGGGAGTATTTAATAACGCTACCCCCTCTGCTGGCGCGGCGGGGCGTATTAAATAAATTAAGCCGCCACCCTACCGAGATGTCCCCGCGTCGACCCTTAACCCCGGCTCAACTGAACCTCCTCCGCATCCGGCGAGAACTGACCGCTCGAAGACGCTGGCTTTGGAAGAACAAGCGCCACCTCATGGAGCAAGCCCAGGCTAAGGCCACCGCCCGGGCTACCGAGATCCGTGCCGACGCTAACACTTACTTTCTCGAGACAGTCAGGGAATGGCCCGAGTGCATGACACCCACGCAGCTCGACGACCTACTCCGAGACATCCCGTATACCCGTAAGGGAAAGAAACGCCGTAAGCGCCGCGACTCCCTCATTCGCCGGCTAAGGCTCCTCGGCCTGATCGCGTACGTCCCGAGGTGTAACACCTGGCTAAACCTTTGCACGTTGCCCCAGTCGAAACCTTCTGCACCGTCGGAACCTAATGACGAAGGCTCGCATCAATGACCTCGAGGCTCCCACCAGAGAGGCTAAGTCGTTCGACGCCTGGTTCTTTTCCCAGTCGGTTAAGAATCAAGAGAAGATGCGCAACGCTGGCGTCCTGCCTTACCGCGAGATGGTGCAGAGCCGGCACGTCTTCAAAATCAAAGACGAGCACGTCCGCTGGATGCAGGATTCTATCGCCGCCGCGAGAGAGCAGCATGTCGAAGTGGACAGTTTTATTTCTCGCGAGCACGTCGGCGTCATGCTCAAGGCCTTTATCGATGCCCTGGCTATGAGCGGCTCCATGGAGATTCGCCGGCACGTCGAGCTCGTAAGATGGGCGCTCAGTCTGCCCGGGTGCATGTCCTCGCGTATGATCGCTAAGATGTACGGCCTGACGCATGAGGCCATGCGCAAGCGAGCCCGCGTCATCCAGCTCGCCGTCAACTCCGACGCCCAGGGCTTGTTCCCTCACTGCAACAGCAAGCGCGATAAGATGCGCGTGACGTTCAACCGTCATTAAAATCATTTAGTTATGATTGCTATTCGATTACCGACAGTCGTTTATTTTGCCAATCCCCACTGGTGCCCCACACACGCCCCACTGGTATCAGAAAAGCGGATATATACCCCCCTAAGGAATCTTTTTATGCCCCCTTTTCGTCGCGTTGGGCGACACC